AAATAATTCAGCACAACCAGACATTCGATGCGCTATGGATGCAGGTAGTCTTGGGGGTGGAAAATACACACACGATGGTTCTGTTAGATTGATGAACGGCACTACTCTAATGGGACATGTAATTGTATCACTATCTGCAGGAATTCCATGTGTCCTTGTAGCACATTTTACAATCAAAACAAGTAGTGCAACACAAAACTACAAATTTAGGTTTGCTCAATCTTCCCCGAGTGCAACAACAGGTACAACTGTTATGAAAGGCAGTAGTTTAATAATTTGGAAAACAGCAACAGTATGACAATAACACTCTACAAAACTACGCAAGCAACCAACGAAAACGGGGAACCCGTTATGCTTTGGAAGTTCATAGATGAAAAAGGCAATCTATGGAATACTGAAACTGCAGTTGATGGCACAGAGGAACAAGCGGCAAGTATCATATTAGGCTCGATGCAGAGTGCATAAGCTTGAAATCGGAGGCAAAGGCAAAGGCAATGCAAGATACCGTCTTACGGATGACGAGATAGATGCCTTAACACGATACCGACTTAAAACGGATTCATTTCAGGATCTACCTGAATGGCTCATAGAAATGCAAGATGGCAAAGAGGAAGTATCGGATCATGTAGTTATCGAAGGCAATACGGCGATACTTTGTGATGTGCATTTAGGCTTCCATGATATAGAAGCAATAAGAGCTTGCATTCAGTTTTTACGCACGATGAAAGTAGATAACATTGTGCTAAATGGCGATACAATTGATGCGCATAAATTATCACGATGGGCAAAGCGCAAAGATGACATCGAGTTTACAACCGAGCTGCAATTGGCTCGTAACTTTATTGACAATTTACGTGCTACGTTCCCAAAGGCTCGGATCTACTTCAAAGTAGGTAATCACGAAGACCGGTTAGAACGTTACATACAAGAGAAGGCGGATCAGTTCGCTGGTCTTGTAACTTGGCAATCGCTTTTAGAACTTGATGCAAAGGGCATAAAATTTATAGACTCTAATCAAATTATGTTTTGTCATGGCACGTGGATAACTCACGGCCATGAGATAAAGGTGAACGGCAGCGTAAATCCTGCAGTTACTTTGATGAATAAAACCTTAACCAATACATGCATGGGTCACTTGCATAGAAGCCAGACAATACATAAAAAGTCGCTTGATGGTGAATACCTTAGGGCTGATGTAATTGGAACGCTCTCAAAACTTAAGCGCGGTTATTTGGCATATTCACAGTCTAATCATGGCTTCGGTTTTATACATGAAGACGGTGAGTTTCAGAACATTCGTATAGAAGATGGTAAAGTGAAGAGATAATGAAAAGAGACTATAAATCTATTGGCCTTGTGCTTGCGATATTCTTGCTCATTATTGCAGGTTTTGCAGGTGGCTTTGAGCTTGCGAGCCGCAAGGCTTCGCATAATCGCGATACGCTAAAGATCGTACAAGTGATAGAGCGGCCTGTTACAATACGAGATTCAGTACATACAAAGAGCGTATTTATTAAAACAAGCGATACGACATACTTTGTTGACAAGCCAGTAGAAATTCCTTGCGGTGATACGAGCTTTGTAGCTCAAAGCGATAGCGTAATCACAGCAACAAAGGATACTCTAAATATGGCTTTTGCCTATGCAAATCGCAAGGGCTATTTTTCAGTAGTATTCAAGCCGCGTCCTGATTCGATTATCACTGTGCAGCTTCCGGTCATAAAGACTGAAACAAAAACAGAATGGGCATGGCTATTAGGTTTGTTTGGTTTAGGTTTAGGAATAGGAAGTTATGCTGGCAAATAATTCAGACAATATAAAAGGTCAGGGTTTTCATACAAACCCTGAAAGGATCAACCGCAAAGGTCGCCCTAAAGGTTCTGTAGTCTATGTGAGAGATCTTGCAAAGATGGCAGCCGAAGAGCTTGCCAAACCGGGCAAGACTAAAGAGACCGTAGCAGCTGAAGTGATAAACATGCTGATACATAAAAAGATATTGGAGAAGGAAGATATGGCAGCAATGAAGGTGCTGCTTGAGTTATTGAGTCACTTGAATAACCAAGTTGCTGAACAAGGCAGAATGGTGATCGAGTGGGGAGCTAAAATTGGACAAAGTAATCAAGATCTATCCGCATGAAAAACAGCTTGAAATACTTCGCAATCGGCGTAGGTTTAATGTTGTTAGGTGCGGCCGTCGCTTTGGCAAGTCTTATCTTGCTTTTGCTCTTGCCCTTGAAAAGATGCTTGAAGTGGATGGAGCGTATGTTCTCTACACCGCGCCGTCATATACGGAACTTACAGGCCGAGAAACAGAAGCGCAAAACTTCTTTGCACCTCTCGGAGCTACCTATAAACAAGGTCAAATTAAATTAGGCAATAGTACATTGAATTTGCAGGGCATCTGGAGAGCCGACGGCTTGAGAGGTAATAAGTTTCACCGCATAATCTGCGATGAGTGGGCTCACTGCCCGAATGCTGAAGACGATTGGAACTTTGTGTTAAGCCCGATGCTCGCAGACTATGAAGGTGATGCTTACTTTTTTAGCACGCCAAAAGGCAAGAATCACTTTTGGCAATTAGATCAACTTCATGCAACGCTCGATGACTGGCAATCTTTCCACTTCTCCACATACGAAGGTGGACAAATTAAAGAGAGTGAAGTGGATAGGCAAAAAGAGCTCTTGCCGAGCATTGTATTTGCTCAAGAGTTTCTCGCCGAATATGTAGATCGTAGTGCGGCAAAGATAAAACGCGATTGGCTTCGCATTGCAAATGATAAACAATGCACCGCTTACTATATTGGAGTCGACCTTGCAATATCACAAAAAGAAACTGCAGACTATACTGCAATCGTAGTGATCGGTACGACAAAAGATGGCGAAGTTATAGTGGTAGAAGCGGATCACTTTAGAGCACAGTTTGCAGAGATCGGAGCTCGCATTATTGCAGCTGAGGCTAAATGGCAAGCGCGGGTAGTAGCCGTTGAAAGCAATCAAGCTCAAGCCTGGATGGTGCAAGAGCTAAAACGTAATACCAAGATGAACGTAGTCGGAGTGAGAGCGGACCGAGATAAGGTTATTCGCTTTCAACCGGTCGAGGCAAGATACGAGCAAGGGCTTGTTTATCACGTGCCTCATATAAACCCCGAATTTACTGAGGAGCTTTTGAACTTTACAGGAACTCCTCAAGATAAACATGATGACTTTATTGACGCATTGGGCTATGCCTTTAATGCTATTCGCAAAACACCACAGATATATGTATGAGTTTACTTGATCAACTTCGTGAAAGGATCGCGGCTGCAGTTGCACCGCGCAAGAACGATAGGCCGTATATCCGAAGCGGTGGAACCCGTAATATCGGTGCGACTCAAACAGGTGGAGAGCTTTCTGCTTCGCTACGAGGCACTGTATTCGCTTGCTTGCAACATAGAGCGAATGCACTAACGGGCGTAAAGTTCGACTCGTATGCTGAAAGGAACTATACACGCGAAGAGCTCGGTCGAGGGCACTGGACAAATGAGCTGCTTGCAAATCCTAATCCATACTTTACCCGCTCGCAAGTGTTTAGCTATATTGAGAATTGGCTTTCAATCAACGGCAATGCGTTTATATGGACTCCGACAAATGGCTACCGCGTGCCTCTTCAAATGTGGGTACTTAATCCAACTCGCATGCGAGTGATAAAAGGTGAGAATAACTTTATCGATGGGTATGTATATCAGTCTGCACAAGAAGGCAATATTGCGATACCAGAGAAAGAGGTTATCCACCTTGCAAAGATACATCCGGCTGCAAGACCTGAAGAGATTATCGGTATGAATATCTTTGGCGTAGGTTTGGTATCAGCTGCGCTTGAATATGCTCATATTGACCGCGAGGTAAGTGCTTACCTTGCCCGCCTTTTTGAGAATAATACCGTGCCTCCGCTTATTGCGACCTTTCCTGAAAGATTCGATCAAGATGAATGGTATAAACTTAAGGCTGCATGGAATGAGGAGCTGCCAGACTACAAGCTCCGCGCTTTGCTTGGTGGTGGTATGCAATTACAACTGCCTCCAAAAGGCGAGCTCTCAATCGGTTATGATGCAGTTAGTAAAGATACACGCGCTCAAATCGCACAAGTCTTTGGCGTGCCACCCGGTATGCTTGACGGCTCTTTTCAAAACAGAGCAACCGCTGAAGTGCAATGGGCAATCTTCAGGCAAAACACGATCGACCCTGAAGCGCTTTACATCGCTGAAGAGTTTACAAGGCACTTTAGACGCTGGGAAGAGGATGTGCTTATCGAAGCACAGCCGTATGAGTATGCTGATCCTGAACTTGATATGAAGCAAGAAGAGTTCGAGCTTAAATGGGGAATGAAGACAATAAACGAAGCAAGAGCGGATCGTGGGTATGATCGCATTAAAGATGGCGACGTGCCTCTTATTGCAGCTGGATATATGCCTTTACAGACTGCAGTAAATGCCCCGCCCGCGCCCGTAGTGGCTCGAAAACTTGAAAGGGGATACAATGTACTGAGCCGCGCAAAATTGCCCCTCATAACAGCCGACAGCAAAGACTTGTTCTGGCGAAATTACGACGGGCTTACAACAATCGCGAGTAACAATATCACTCCGATAGTCGAGCAAATGATCGTAACTATTCAGGATCAAGTCTTTGAGCAAATTCAAAGCGGTGCTCTTAGCATGACCGATGTTACGGTATCACTAGATGAGCTTGTCGACTTTGAAGAGGCAATTTTTGAGGCATGTGAAACAGTCAAGCAAGAGCTACTTACTCAGTTTTCACTTGGAGCCGAAGATTTGAGCGGCTCGGTTGGTCAAGAGATACAAGCCTTGACTACCGAAAGTGCAAATAAGATACGAGAGTCAATTGGAGTAATTAAAGAAGAAGTTCAAAAGACGCTAGTAGCAAACTCAAGCAAGACCAAAGACGAGCTATTTGATGTGCTTAAGACTCAATTTACTTCGCTTAAAACATCGCGAGCCCGCACAATTGCAAATACAACCGCCGCGAATGTTACAAGTGGAATGCAGCATACAGTTTACAAAGATCTTGGCTTCAAAATGATGTGGCTTACTCAACGCGATAGCAAGGTAAGACCCTCGCATGCTAGACTTGATGGCTCTTTGCAAGATGGTAAAGGACAATTTACGGTAGAGAACCAAGAAGAGGATACCGAAGGCAATATCATAAGCACTTTTGAAACTACCGAGCGACCTTTAGGCCGTGGCTTAAGTGCCTCAAATGCTATTAACTGCCGTTGCCAATTATTCCCAGTTGAACCCTAATGAGCTACAAACCTAACAAAGGCATGCAAGAAGAAGCCGAGCGAGCTATCCGATGGGTCGAAGAAGGCCGTAAAGGTTCGACTCGCATCGGTAAGATCAGAGCGCGCCAAATTGCACGCGGCGAAAACTTAAGCGAAGATACCGTAAAGCGCATGTATTCGTTTTTCTCAAGGCAAGAAGGCGTAAAGGATGCTGAAGGATTTGAGCCTGGCGAAGATGGGTATCCATCACCAGGTCGAGTCGCATGGGGTTTATGGGGTGGAGATCCCGGATACTCATGGTCAAAGAACATAGTAGAGCAATTAAAAAACAGAGGATATAATATGAATTTAATTACAAGAGAGCTCGTGCTTGAGACCAGAAATGGTTATGAGTATGAGGGCAATGGAGAGAAAGAATATGAAGAGAAAGAGAACGATCTCTTCACCTTTGTAGTCTCGACTCCAGAAGTTGACCGATATGGCACGATCATAGTTCCATCCGGTATTGACTATGCTGCTTACCTTGCGAACCCTATTGTACTTGCACAGCATGATTCAGATCAGTGGCCTATCGGTCGCTGTTTAGGCTTTGCAATGAACGGCGAAAACTTGGAAGCAACAATACAAATAGAATGTGTAACTGAAGAAGGCAAAAAGCTCGCAAAACTTATCAATGCAGGATTTGTAAAGGCCGTCTCCGTCGGTATCATACCTATCGAGTATGAAGAGCAAACCATTGACGGCAAGAAGGTCACTGTGTACACAAAATCTGAACTTGTTGAGTTTAGTGTAGTAAGCGTTCCGGCTAACCGCCAAGCGCTTCTCAAGAAATCACTTAAAACACTAATACAAGATTCACTCAATAAATACAAAAAGGAAACTCGAATGTTAACCCCAGAGATCGAAGCTAAGATCGCTGATGAGTTGCTGCCTGCCATCAAGGAAGCATTTGTCGCTGAAGTGATCAATCTCGGCTTCTCACCTGAAGAAGCTGAAGCATCTGTTAATGCATTTATTACAGCAGGCGTGCCTCCTATGCTTGCAGTATTAAAAGGCGAAGCAGTTCCGGCTGTTGAGCCTCAAGTTGCACCTGAACCTGAAGCAGCCGAGCCACCAGTGGCCGTAGTTGCTGAAGAAGTTACTGCATCTTTTAAAAGCCCCGAAGTAAGAGTAGGTAAAAAGATCGCAGCATCCACACAAGCGCAAATAGCTGAAGGTATGGACTTAATACAAGACGGCTATAAGAAAATCAAGCAAGCCGTATCAATCGAAGCAGGCCGTTCTATCACTTTGAACTTGCCTAAAAAATTCAATACAGAAGATTTAATCAATTTAATCTAAAGGATAAAACCTAAATGGAAAACATTATCGTAACAAAAGATCAACTTAAAGAAGTTGTTGACCGTAAAGTCGCAGATCAGTTGCGTACTTTGCACCCTGTAAATACACCAGCGCCTGCAAAAGGCTTGGTATCAATCAAAGCAGATCACGATGCACGTCGCGATCAAGCTCGAGTGGTAGCTGACTACATTTTAGCAAAGCACAAAGGCCTTGAAGGTCAAGCAGATGAAATAGCACGTGCTGCGAATAGCAAGTACATTACACGTGCTAATTTTAACACTGGCACTGCATCGCAAGGTGGTGCAGCCGTTCCTCAATTTTGGGTCGAAGAGATCATGTCTTTTGCAGATCAATTCGGATATGCTCGCGCTTTGGCGAAGATCTATCCAATGAGAGGCAAGACAGAGAACCTCGTATCAAGCGGCGCTTTCACCGGTGCTGTTGTTGCTGAAGGTTCAGGCTTGACTGTTACTGATTCTACTAACTTCTTCACAGGCACAGCAATGACCGCGAAGAAGATCGTAGCCGGTGCTATCATCTCTGAAGAGCAATTGCAAGATGCAACACCTGCATTCTTGGATTATGTTATCAATGGTTTGGGCCGCGCTCTTGCTGAAACAGAAGACAAGCAGTTTTTCAATGGCGATGGTGCAGGTGCTAACTTTACTGGAATTTTGAACACTGCAAATACTACAGTAGTACGTCAAGGCGGTTCAGACTCTTCAGGAAAAGATGCTTTTGCTGACATCTCATTTACTGATCTAATTAACTTGCGCCTCGGTATAAATTCTGGCGTTGGTAGTAATGGCGTATTTGTAGTGCCTCAAAGCGTCTTCGGATTCTTGATGAAAGAATTAGGCGGAGGTCGTCCTATATTTGACATGGTAAGACCTATTGAGATTACATCAATTGGCTTAACTGCACTACAAGGCAATTCATACTTTACTCCGACAGGCCGTCCTATGCATGTAGTGCCAGATGCACTATTTCCAGCATCCGCTGCTAATAAAGCATCTGCACTTTATTGCGATTTTGCACAGTTTACTGTTATGGGTGTTCGCGAAGATATAACTGTTAACGAATATAAAGAATACTTCGGAGCAACCGGTTTAGGCGGTACACATCAAAAAGGTATCGAAGTTGTTGAGCGTGTTGCTTTTGCCTTCCCTGCACCGAGT